TCCAGCTTCATCAGGGCGTAATAGATGGCAGAGTGCATCATCACGCCAGTCAGGTCGTCGCCTGCGTCACCGAGCTTGGCGATGCCGTCAACCATCAGACCTTGAGAAAGCTGGGAGCTGACGCCGCCAACAGCATGGCTGGTTGCCAGAGGGCCACCAGTACCGAACAGACCATTCAGAATGCTGCGGCAGGTCACTTGCATGTCGCGAATCCAGTAGCGACCAGTGCTACGGGCAATGGCCTGAGACGGGTCGGAACCGGAAAGGTCAGCAGCAAGATCACTGGACTTCCAGGACTTACGGCGCATGTTACGAACGCCAACCTGAAGGTCACCGGCAATATCGGTAGGAACGGAGGCGACGGTATCCGAGTCAATCTCGGAATCACCGCTCAGATCACCGAAGAAAGGAAGGTCGATGGTCTTACCACCCTTCTGAAACTCAGCTTGGATTGCAGCATTGGTGACCATCAGGCCGGAATTAACAAGAGCATTCTTGTCACGGATCTCTTCCTGCTGATAGTCAAGGAAGAGTTCGGGAATAAGAGGAACGCCAGAGAGAAGCATTGTTCTAGGAGCGAAAGGGTTTTGTCACGGCTCAGCCGTTATTGGTTCAGCTTCACAGCACTGCTGCCGGGCCGTGGCCCTTGCTGCGAGGCACTGCCTCTCTGTTTCGGATAATAGCCAAAGAAAAAGCCGGGCTCTCCAACCCGGCTCTTATCTCACGACAAAAATAAATTAAAGTATCTTGGTTTTTGGGTCAATGAAAAATGTGGAAACCAAGAATTACTTTTGTATTCCTCAATACAGGGATCAGTTGAGGGTGTAGCCCTTCGCCGTCAGAACAAGTTTCTCGGCGGCGTCAAGCCCAGCCCAACCGGCGCAACCACTTGCCGTAATGGTTTTGGTGCCAGTGACAGTAGGGGCCGCTGCAAACAGCTCATTGAGCTGAGCTTCGGTGAAGGCATCGGGCAGGATGAAGGTCCAGTTCTTCATGCCACGAGTGCAAAGCACGATGGCGGACAAGATTTCACCGACAGCGGTGGCAGACTGGTTGCCACGCATGTTGGTGCTGGTGCGGTAGGCGCCTGCGACAGCGGTCATGGGATCCGAGGGTGACTCTGGATAGAGTCTAGTGTTGAAAAGCGAGCAAGATCAGCAAGGCTAGATTTATGCAGTTTCGTCTATCCAATAACATCAAACAAGGCGAACAGGACGATTATCCATTTTGTCGAATCGGCCCACCACGCAGCCGATAGCTTCCCTTTTGCAATGTTCCTTGCATGACGAGCCTTAAAGGCTTCACGTCTTGCTCGGTATGAGGCAGATTCCCCCTCTTTCTTGGGCGATCCGCTCACTCCCTGCTGACCAAAGCGAATCACCTTGTAGGTATCCCCCTCCTTCGCCATGACAACATGGGACTTGGTGGGATGACTCGGAGTTCTCTTGGGCTTGTTGACACCGGAAAGCCCAAGCTCCTTCATTTTGTTTTTGACCCGCTCTGGGACCGCCATCCGAGTTAAGCCTTTGAACTGAATCTAGCGCCGGGTTCTGCGCCTGCCGGAAGCAAGCCTTCTGTTTCCGCCATGCCCATTTCTTGCTCGATTGGTTGAGGGATCTTCACGCCTAAAACCACCACCAGTCGTATGGCTTAAATCACCACCACCTTTACCGTGAATTCCTCTCGCTCTTCGTTCTGCAGAAAGCTCGGCCCTGTACCTTCGTCTTTCTGGAGTAGAGTGATATTTCTTGTCATAGGCAGCCTTCTTCTTGCGAGCCTCTGGGTTGCTCGCGTAATAGGCAGCAGTCCTGCGCTTGTTTTTGACTGGTTTGGGTGCCATGTCAAGATCCTAGCTGCGCTTCCTTCTTTTATGTTGATAGCCGATACGCTTTGAGCTTGTCTTTTCACGCTTGAACTTTCTTTTCTCTTTCTCGGAAAGTTCTGATGCGGTTTTTGGTGTTTCAGTAGAGACGCGCTTGGATGGTCTACAGGCTGGATAGCTCCTGCGCTTTTCACCTGGCTTGCGACCGCAGGGCTTACCTGTTTTGACATCAACCCATTCTTCGGCAAACCACCTGCCAAGACCACCCCGACCGCGCTTCTGCTTAGCCATTGGCCTTGACCGTGCGATACTTGCCGCCACGAGCTTTGTATTCTCTGACGAGCCAACCATTAGCATAGGCACTCGGATAAACCTTGAACCTGCGCTTGGCTTCAGCCTTTACGCGAGCATACAGAGCTTTATTGATTGGGACATTCTTGCTTTTCACTTCTTTTTCTTCTTGCGAGTTTTACCGGCCTTTGAGTAGGCAATGGCAACTGCCTGCTTCATTGGCTTCCCCTCTTTGTAAAGAGTGGAGATGTTCTCGGAAATTGCTTTTTTGGATTTGCCTTTTTTGAGTGGCATCTGCCTGCCGAGAGCTACACAGCAAGGCTAGCGCCGGAAATAGCGACCCCTGCTCTGGTTCGGCCCAGCGGGCGCAGGGGTATTGATACCAGAAGCCTAGCCGGTGTAATTCACGGCGCGAGCCAGGATCGGATCAAGATCGCCACGGGCACGAGCTTGCTGAACAAGCCGTTGTGCATAAGCCTTGTCACGATTGATGATCTCGGCGGCCTTGGTAGCGTTGGCCGCTGACTTCGTAAAAGGATTGTCATTTACAGGCATGGACGAGCGAGAAGTAGGCAGTCCAGACCCAGAAGCAACAATACCAGGGAAGTAAATTGAATACTCCTCGTCTTTCTCAAGATTGCTAACCGCATCAGAAACATTGACGGGATTCTCCTCGGGACCGTAAACAACAGTTTCGCCATCATCAAGAAGACGGAACTGGTTGCCTTGCAAGGCGTAAACATGTTGCGGCCTTTTGCAGCCAGCCTTCTCCAGCTCCTGAACGACAATGGACTTCTTGTATTCATCAAGACGTGCTTTGCGTTCTTGCTGCTTCTCCTTCTCGGTCTGCTGCAGCTTCTCGTTCAGCTTGTCCATCTGCTTCTGCATCGAGGCAAGCTGCGCTCTCATCGCCTCCTCTACGGCGCTGGAAGGCGTGCCAGCAGCCGCAGGCTCACCAGTGGACTGGTTGCCCGTAGGGGCAGGCGCAGGGGCCTCAGGAGGGGCCTTGGGAGCCAGCAGTTCAGCGACCTGATCTTCGACGTTCTCGCTGGACAGGTCGATGCCAGCGGCCTTGGCCAGACGCTCAACGCTCTTGCGCTTTTGCAAGTCAGTTAGCAGGCCAACTTTTGTGCGCTCAAGGGCTTGCAGTTTTGCTTCGCTTTCTTCGAGCTTGGCTTGCAGCTCCTCAAGGGTCAGTTCAGCGGCTTCGGGGGGCACAGATTGAAAAAGTGACTAGCTGCATCATAGCCTATGCTTCAGGTGTCTCAACTGATGGCTCGGACGGCTCTCCCTCCAAGGACATCCCAGACGCCTCCTCCATGGTGTTCTGAACGTAAAGCCGTGTGTTCTCGGGCTCCATCGCCTTGACGATCTCGGATCTGCGCTCGGAGCCACTGAGCCCCATCTTGTCAAGCATCGCCTTGACGTTGAAGCCGTGGACACCTTCAAACATTTCACCGGCTTCCAGCATCTCAAGGAAAGTTCCAATTGGGATGGCTTCAGCGTCCTTGTAAAGGGAGCCGAGCGCCATAACTTGCTGGCTATGGAGCTTGGCAGGAATGAAGTTCTTGCTGATAACGACTTCAATCGGGGGATAGGAATCCGACCTGTAACCAGAAGCGTACCATAGAGCACGATTGAAGCAGTCCTGCAGTGAACCGACCAGAACTGCAAGTTGGGAATCAGACTGGGATCTATCCAGCAGCTTTGCAAAACCAGATTCAACCTGGCTCTTGCCCGGTGCAATAGCAATTGCAGCAAGCCTGTCCATTGCGCTTTCAATGCGAGCAAGTTCCTTCAGGGTCGTTTCAGCGCCATCCATTCCGGGCGACACCATCCCAAATCTTGCATTTTCATTTTGGCTGAAAAGGCTACGACCAGATCCGGCATAGATTTCGTCATCAGGCCTTACACCAGTCGCCGTCAGCAGCGGAGAGGAATTCAGGTGGATCGTTTCCGCAAGGTCAGCGGAAGTCGCCCAATGATGAAGGTTCAGCCTTGCAATGTCAAAAAGCAAGGGCCTGGCTCTGCAGAAGGCCTCTTCTTTGCCTCCATAGCAAGGAACAAACGGGATGTAATCAATCGACAAGAAAGATTCACCATCTGGCGGCAAGAAGTATTCGTGCGGATGCCCCGAAACATTCTTCTCGTAAACACGAACCCTTACATTTGAGCCCTCTTCGGGAATGTCATAGACAACAACAGTGGGGACGACTTCCTCGTAGTGTTCATTGGTTGCGTTTGCCCTTCTGATTTCCGACTTGATTCGCAAGTAGGTAACCCTAGTTTCAAATGACGTAATGCCATTGATCGTTACAGGCCCGCTTGTGTGACGGCAGTCAAGAATATCATCTACCTTGATAATTGTAAAATATGGCCTGAGGTTCATGCGCCTCTGAGAGTTTTTATCAGTTTCGGCAACTCGTGGGTAGTCGGCCATCAAACCAGCGATGCCACCATTGATAGCTTCAGTAAAGAGAGTCTTCGCAAAAGACGTAATAGACTTGCCCTCAAGATTTACATTCTTGAAAAACCTGTCCCACTCCTCCGGCAAATCCTGCGGAAGAATCACACCCTTTCTCAGGGCAGTACCAACAATAATGTCTACATAGTGAGAGTAAAAAGGCTCAAAGCATGTCATCGCCCGCGTCTTACGAACGTTGTAGCTTCCTTCGTTTTCTTGATAATCTTTTGGAATGTAGCCGTCTATCGCTTCATCCAGGTAAAACTCAGGGAGGGTGCAGAATCTGATGGGAAGGATTCTTGCTACTTGCTCGGCTTGGTCAATCGAGTAAGCATCAACATCTGTTACTTCAGCGTAAACCCTTTCAGTCTCCGGCTCCCTTCTGTCAAACGGGATCGGCAGATCATCGGCGGCCAGAATGATCGAATTTGGAACGTCAATCACAGAGCCGACCCACTAGGTAATGGCATTTTAACGCAGCACAAAGCCCCCAGATTTCTCCAGAGGCTTCAAACAGTGTTTCAGCAATCCTGGTGTCGTGCCCGCCGAGGCGAATTGCTGGTGCGAGGCCAGATTATCACCTCCAGCGACCACCATGGCCAGCTCTTGTGCCAGCTCTCGGGAAAACCTGCCAGATCAGATACCTGATAGCGTCGCCAGGGTGAGAATAGTCAGTAGAACCACCCTTCGCCGGCTTCAATGTCTTGGTATCGTAAGACCACCTCTCCATTGCATTGACGGTATCATGACAGGTCGTTTGATTCAGCAGAACAAGATCGCGATGGATGTGAACATTTGCATGAGCAAGTGTTTCGGCTACTGGCGGGTTCTTTCTCTCGGCAACGACTTGCACACCAGCGCTACGCAAGATCTCGTGATCGCTTTGAGTTGAAGATGTCGAATCATGTGAACCACTTGCGTCGGGATAGCAAGTGATCAGTTTGTTGGCGAGATGACGCGGATACTTTTGCTGAAGGTGGGCGACCAACGCAAAGGTATCGGAAACCTTCGATTCAGCAAAGCAATGCAGTTCCTGACCCTTTGAGCCAGGCCTGACTACGCCGTAAACAGCATGGCACTGCCCAACGTTAAAGTCAGCGCCAAATACAATTCGCTCTCCAGGTTCTGGCAAGAAAACTCCGGTGCTGTGCTTATCTCGCTTGAACTCATAAAATACGGTGGCAGACTCAAGATTAACAAACTCGCCATTGAGGTATGCCTTGACAAGCTGCGGATGGTATTTGGTCTTGAGGTCTTCAACGAAACTTTTGTCAAGATATGGGTTGTCCTCTGACTTACCCCTGTAGAGTTTTTTGTTATCAGCCTGTTGCTCTTGGAAGAAGCTATACATGAATCCATAGCCTTCCGGTGTCGATGCTGCTGCGATCTGGGGACAGTTGCCAACACGAACACGACCTTGCAATCTGATCATCGCCTTTTCTGCAATTTCTTGCCGAGTTGTATCAGTTTCGTCAGATGCGATACTTGCGGCATTAACCCCGATGAGGCGTTCATAGTTTTCCATTGAACGTAAAAGTACCGGAGTTTCTCCACCGGGTAGTAAAAGTTTGAATACGGGTCTTGGTGAAACTTTGAATGTATGCGGTATGCCATACTTTTCCAGGATTGAGTTCCACGTTGGCAGCGCAACGTCATCAATCAGCGGAATGGTTGGCTCAAGGAACAGGTGGGTGTATCCTTGTGATCGGAAGCAGAGCAGAATCTGCTTAATTACCAATGTATAACTTTTGCCTGAGTTGTGATGCAATATTCCGTGAGCTTCGTAGTGATTCCAGATTGGAACATGTAGGTCGTAAAAGTCGTCGGTACGAACATAGTGGATGTCTTCCAGGGCGGACCAGCTATACTGGGAACTCCTAGACACTTCTGACCATGCCGGCTGCTCTTGACAAGCGGGAAAGGTGGATAATTTGCGAGCTTCATAAGAATGGAGCGGATGGTAGAAAGATAAGTGAGATGACCGGAAGGAGTTACGGCACTGTCTTGCGAGTCCTAAAGGAGAGCCGCATATCAACTTGTCGCCGTGGACCGTGGGATCTACTGACCGACGAACAGAAGGAAAAGTGTAAGCAGGATTATGCAAGGGGCTACTCCCTTCATTATCTTTCTGGTGTGTATGGGGTGACATCCAAAAGGATAAAGGATGAAATGCTGTTGGCTGAAGTAAGCGGTCCAAGCAAGCATGAGACCGGGATCGAAAGGCTGCACGACTGCTCTGATGCTGTAATACATGACTACACGACTGATGCGATTGGCCTTCGAGAGGTTGCCCGCAGATTTGGGGTTCACGAAGGTACGATGAAAGTATTTCTGTCTCAGCGTGTTGAGTTGAAGTCCCGTGGGGGCCAGCCTGGTGAGAAAAACGCAGCGAGTCGTAACAGGAGTCAGGTTGACAGCTCTGACAGGGATCACGGAAAATACTGGGCTCGTCGAACTGTTGAGCTTGCTCTTGGCAGAAAACTTGAAACGGGCTGGGTAATTCATCACATGAACGAGAGCCCCAGGGACCAGAGGCATTCAAATCTTTGGCTTTTTCCGTCACCGGAGTTGCATCGGAAGTATCACGC